AGAACAATTAAAAATACAAGAAGAAGCTGAAAAAAAGGCTTACGATGAAAGACAAAAAAGAGCAAGTGATTTAGGTAAAGATGCGGAATCAAGATATGATGCTTTATTAAAAGCAGAATCAGATGCACGTGAAAGAAATCGCTTGGCTTTAATGACAGACCAAGAAAAAGATTTAGAATTAATAAATCAAAAATACGATACGCAAATACAAAAAGCTAAAGAAGCAGGTATTTCAACTATTGCATTAGAAACTGCTAAATTAAATGAATTAAACGATGTTAATTTAAAATATCAAAAAATATCTTATGATGCAGAAGAAGAAAATTCAAAGAAAAAAATAGCAAATGCAAAAGCAGAAGCTGATGCAAAAAAAGCTATTCAAGATGCTTCATTTTCGGTTGCTGAAGGTGGAATAGGTTTAATTAAAAATTTATTTGAAAAAAATAAAGGTATTCAAAAAGCAGCTATTATAGCGGAAAACGCAATAGGTATAGCGAAAATTTTAATTAATACAAATGCCGCAAATGCTGCAGCTAATTTAAAATATGCTTTAGTTCCCGGTGGTCAGGCTTTAGCAGCAACTGAAATAGCTTTAAATAAAGTTAGTGCAGGTATAGGTATTGCTTCTTCTGTTTTAGCAACAACAAAAGCATTAAGCGCTTTAGGTGGTGGAGGAGCAGGTGGTGGTAATGCACCAAGCGGTACAGCAAGTAGTGGTAATGCTCCGCAATTTAACGTAGTAGGTGCTACAGGTGTAAATCAATTAGCAGGTGCAATTAGCAATAGAGAACAAGCACCTGTACAAGCGTATGTAGTAGCAAATAATGTAACTACTGCACAAAGTTTAGATAGAAATATAATCCGTTCAGCTACATTAGGATAAATAAAAACTATTAAAAAACATATTACTATAAATAAAATCTTGAGCTGTAAAGTATTGATTTTAAAGGGATTTTTAATTTAATAAACAAACTAAAAAAAAACAACAGGTAATATATAAAATAAATAAAGTGCCTTAAAACGCAAAAAAACGATATTTAAAACAAAATCAGTAAAATTTAATTTTAAAATAAAAACCAAATGCGAATAGTAGAATTAATATTAGATGATGATAAAGCTACAGGTGTAGAAGCAATTTCAATTGTAGAAAATCCTGCAATAGAAGAAAACTTTGTAGCATTAAATAAAGAAATAAAAATTAAACTTGCTGAAGTAGATTCTGATAAAAGAATTTTAATGGGTGCTGCATTGATACCTAATAAAAACATTTACAGAAGAAGTGGTGATGAAGAATACTATATTTTCTTTTCAAAAGATACAGTTAAAAAAGCAAGCGAGTTATATTTAATGAATGGCTTTCAAAATAACGCAACTTTAGAACATAGTACAAAACTAAAAGATTTATCAGTAGTAGAATCTTGGATAGTAGAAAGTGAAGTAGACAAATCACGTAACTATGGTTTAGAAATGCCTATTGGAACTTGGATGGTTTCTATGAAAGTAAATAACGAAGATATTTGGCAGGAGTTTGTTAAAACTAAAAAGGTTAAAGGTTTCAGCATTGAAGGATATTTCAGCGACAAAGTGGAAATGAATTTTCAAAAAGCTAAAGATGATGAACTGATTGAATTAATTAAAGAATTGATTTTAGCAGACGAAAAAAAAAGTCCAATTAGAAACATATAACGACTACCCAAAACAAGCTACAGAAAACGCTAAAATAGCTTTGCGTTGGGCAGAAGAAAACGGTTGGGGTTCTTGTGGCACACCTGTAGGAAAAGCAAGGGCAAACCAATTAGCTAATCGTGAAAACATTAGTGAAGATACTATAGCACGTATGGCTTCATTTGAAAGACAAAGACAAAATTCAAATAAAGAATTAGGTGATGGTTGCGGTAGGTTAATGTGGTTAGCTTGGGGTGGTGATGCAGGTATAGAATGGGCGCAACGAAAACTAAAACAAATTAGAAATGAATAAGAAACTAAAAGTAACATCACCAAAAGGCGGTAAACGTGGGTGCTTGTGTAAGAATGGTACATACGATTCTAAATGCTGTACCGGTAAACTACACGAACAAGGTATAGGTAGTTTAGTAGGTCAAGGTAACGAACCTGCACCAAACTAATTTATAACAATTTAAAACAACAATTATTAATAAATAAAAAATGTATTATGAATGTAATTAACGAAATCAAAACGTTATTGGGAATGGAGGTAAAACTTGCCCAAATGAAACTTGAAGATGGTGTTACTGTTATCGAATCAGAAGTGTTTGAACCTGAAGCAGCCGTTTTCATTGTAAATGGTGAAGATAGAATTGCTTTGCCTGTAGGAGAATATAAACTTGAAGATGGCAGTGAATTAAAAGTTGAAGTAGAAGGTGTTATTGCTTCTATTGAAATGCCTGAAGAAGAAGAAGTTGTTGCACCTGAAACTGAAGAAGTAGAAACTACTAATGAAGAAGAAATGAGTGCTGCACCTGCTACTCCTAAACGTGTAGTTGAATCAATCACTAAAGAAATGTTCTTTTCTGAAATTGAAAAACTACGTGCAGAAATTGCTGAATTAAAATCAGTAAAAGAAGAAGTACAATTAAGTGCTGAAGTTGATGTACAACCATTAACACACTCACCTGAAGTTACTTCAACTGTTAAATTAAATAAAATATCACCTAATCGAGCAATGTCTACACAAGATATTGTAATGTCTAAACTTTTTAACTAAATATAAAAAATGGCTACAACAGTTTCAATCACTTCTTCCTATGCGGGAGAATTTGCAGGAAAATATATTTCTGCTGCATTACTTTCAGGTTCTACTATCGCAAATGGTGGAATCGAAGTTATGCCAAACGTAAAATACAAACAAGTAATTCAAAGAATTGCTACAGATGGTATCGTTAAAGATGCTACTTGTGATTTTGATGCTACTTCTACAGTTACATTGACTGAAAGAATTTTGCAACCTGAAGAATTCCAAGTGAACTTGCAATTGTGTAAGAGCGACTTTTTGAACACTTGGGAATCGATTACAATGGGTTATTCTGCCTTTGATAATTTACCTCCTTCATTTGCTGATTATTTGATTTCACACGTAGCTGCTAAAGTTGCTGAAAAAACAGAGCAAAACATTTGGAAAGGTGTTAATGCTAATGCAGGTGAGTTTGCAGGTCTTGTAACATTGGCTACTGCTGATTCTTCTGTTATTGATGTTGCTTCACCCGCTTCAGGTGGTATTACTGCTGCTAACGTAATTGCTGAACTTGGAAAAGTTGTAGATGCTATTCCTGCTGCATTGTACGGAAAAGAAGATTTATACTTGTACCTTTCACAATCAGCTGCTCGTGCTTATGTACGTGCTTTGGGCGGATTTGGTGCTTCAGGTTTAGGTGCTAATGGTACTAACAATATGGGTACACAATGGTGGAACAACGGAAGTTTGTCTTTCGATGGTGTTAAAATCTTTGTTGCAAACGGAATGGCTGATGATTACGTAATGGCTGCACAAAAATCTAATTTATTCTTCGGAACAGGTTTGTTATCAGACCAAAACGAAGTTCAATTAATTGATATGTCGCCAATCGATGGTTCACAAAATGTAAGAGTTGTAATGCGTTTTACTGCTACCGTAAACTACGGAATTGGAAGTGAAATTGTATTGTATACTCCTGCTGCATAATCATAACAAATAAACAAGAAAAGGGTGGTGGAATAAACACCACCTTTTTTTTTATTATTACTTAAAATAAAAAAAGATAATTAACTGATTATCAATAACTTATAAAAAAATATAAAAATGGCTTGTGATTTAACACTTGGAAGATTAGAACCCTGTAAATCAGCAGTAGGTGGCTTGAAGGCCGTTTATTTTGTGAATTGGGGTGAAATGACAGGATACACCTACACTACAGGTACAGATATTATTGATGCTGTTACAGGTAACCCTGATGCATTTAGATACGAATTAAAAGGAACGAATAGTTTTGACCAAACTATAACTTCATCACGTGAGAACGGAACTACATTTTTTGACCAAAGCGTAAAACTTCAGTTGAAAAGTTTAGATGCAGTTACACACAAACAAATTAAACTACTTGCTTATGGTAGACCACAAGTAATTGTAGAAGATAACAACTCAAACTTCTTCTTGTGTGGATTAGAACACGGAATGGATGTTACAGGTGGAACTATTGTTACAGGTACTGCAATGGGTGATTTATCAGGATACACATTAGAATTAAAAGGAATGGAACGTGTACCTGCTAATTTCTTAGGTGATACTTTAGAAGAAGTTGGATTTAATGTAATTATTACTGACTAATTAATTCTTACAATTTAATTAAGGGTGGCATTAGCTACCCTTTTTTATTTTAAAACAATTTCAACTTTTATTTATTATTTAATAAAAAAC